AGAAAATCCGCACCAAGAACGGTACGAACTATTTTATGTTCGGTGCAAACATGTACTGCCGTACTTTCGGGCAGACTGCAGGGGGCACGCAGCAGATGTGCGAATACCAGTACGACGGAGGCGCATGGCAACCAGCTAAAAGCACGATTGAGGAAGGTATCGCCGATTCGTATTATGACAAATCGTGGTTTGTAATGTGTGAACGTAAAGATGGTAAGATATCATTCGCCGCATACAACGGACGCGGCAGTGACCACATCAAACGTGAGCTCAAAATCAAGAACCCTGCTACAGGGGTGATTTACACCTCGTACGTTGTGAATTCCATTTTCTATGCTGCTACAGTTACCGAATAAATGGCTTTACGCAGACCGACATACGAGCTCACCTGGAAAGGAAAGAACGCCAAAAAGACGCTCGACCCCTACATTCTGGACCTGATATTCCTCGACAGGGAAGAAGGGGAATCCGATGAGCTTGAATTTACACTTGACGATAAGAAAGGGTTGTGGCGCAATGAGCATTACCCAACCAAAGGCGACACCCTCGAACTTAAAATAGGCTGGGTGGATGGCGTTCTTGACCCCTGCGGAACTTTTCAGATCGATGAGGTTGAGGTATACCGCGGGTATGTGGGCGACCGCGTGAAGGTGAAAGGTTTGTCGGCCATCATCACGTCAGTGCTTCGAACAAAGCAGGACTTCCGATATGAGAATATCACTTTCAAACGGCTGGCCACAACAGTAGCCGCACGTGCCGGAATGAGTGTGACCGGGATCACGGACAACATCACCATTGCAGGGATCAGCCAGCATGAGGAAACTAGCTTGAGCTTTCTGCGTAGGGTCGCGTACATGTACGGGTATATTTTCAGCATAAAGAGCCAGAAAATCGTATTTACGAAAGTCGAGAACTTGCAAGCCCGGCCAGTCGTAACGCGGATACATCCAGGCCTTTTGAATCAGATTGTAATTACTGACGCAACCGATCTGACGTTCAAAGCGGCCAGGCACACCTACATTGATCCGGCAACAGGTAAGAAAATTCAATATGAACACCAGGGCTCCGGATCGAGTGTTAAACAAGATATTTGGGAGTCAGAAGGCTTTGTCGAAAACCGCCAACAGGCCGAGCTCAGGGCAAAAGCCAATTGGCTCAGATCACAGAACGGCAGCGTATCAGGAACGATGGATTTTGCTTTCGGAGTGTCGGGTATTCTGGCCGGTAATAATATTGAAATTGTGAATATGGGTAAGGTTTCGGGGGTTTATCACATAAATTCCACACGTCACTCTGTGTCGGCAAGCACAGGGGCGCAGCTGTCCGCAGATGTGCATAAGGTAGGCGAAGTATCGCCGTCTCTATTTTAGATGGAAAGGAGCTTGGCAATGTCAGGCTTCTTTTTTATCTTGCAGTCCGTAGATAATTCATTTGTCTTTAACAGGAGGGTTTGAAATTCTAAAGCTGTCAGTATTCATTATTGGCAGCTTTTTTCTATATTTACCCGCATGAAGCTCACAAACGGTTATTTAGGTGTAATTGCAGTTATCGACGCTGAAAAAATGCTGGCCAAAGTCGAAGTACAGCGGCCTGCTGCACCTGTAACTACCGGTTGGCTTTTCATTGAAACAAAGAACGGATTCTATCAAATGCCTGCCGTGGGCGATCAGATCGTCTGTTGGATGGACGAGGATTTTCAAACCGGTATTGTGATGGGGGCGGTTGCAAATACATATCCTTACAACGATGCGGACACCCTCGGTTTGAAATTCCCTGGCGTTGAAATCGAAATCAACAAACAGTCAGGAGAGACGAAAATCAAACTGACCGGTAAAGCATCCCTCGAACTCGAAGAGCTCAGCATCACAGGCGATCTGAAACTTACGGGTGACGCCAAGATCACAGGTGATTTTACTTTAACAGGTGATGCCAGTGTGACGGGTAAAGTTGATGCAACAGGCATTATCAAATCGCTCGTTGATGTACAATCTGCAACCAGCAAGTTAAATACGCATATTCATACGTCTGCTGCACCAGGCTCACCGACAACACCTCCCGTACCCGGAACATAAATGGCCGTAAACATAAACGATATCGAGACTAAAATGTGGAGCCTGAATGTCGCTCAGTTCGGCGAGATCATGGCCGACATTGAGGATATCATTCAGAGTGTGGCCATGCTCGTTCTGACGGTGAAAGGGTCCGTACCGTGTAAACCGAACTACGGCTGTTCACTTTACGACCACATTGATCAACCGGCAAGTATAGGCGCACCTTTGATGCTCCGTGAGATCAGAAAGGCCATCACCGAGCAAGAGCAGCGTGTTACGATCAAAAGCGCTGTTTTCGTTACCGAGCAATCATCTGTACTTTTCAAGATCGAGCTGCTGCCTTTGAATGTTCGGGTGACTGATCCGATGAGCAGTATATTCATCGCCTTCAGAGCAGACGGCTCCGGTGTGATTTACCTTGTCGATGCGTTCGGAAATAAAATACTTACCAATTTAGGATACTTGACCGCTTGACAATGGCAGCACCACAGATATTTTATCAGCCTTATTCTGTAATCGAGTCGCGTATGCTCGGCAGGTATAATGCGCTTGCAGATAAAACACTCGTCCCTACACAGGCTGAGGCTTTACTGCTTGCAACAATGGCATATGAGATCATGCTGCACCGGATAGCAGCTGACGATGCAATCGCTCAGAACCTTTCGGCTTTCAGCTCTGCTCCTATGCTTGATTACCTGGCCGAGAACAAAGGGGTTTTCAGACTGGCCGCAACGCCTGCCGAAACGACATTGGTGTTCAATCTGAGTCCTGGACACGCATCAGTAACGTTGCCTGCAGGCACCCGCGTGCGCACAACGGACGGCCTTGTGCAGTTTGCAACAGATGAGGAAAAGACTGCGGCGCCAGGCACGGACGTAATCACAGTCGGGGCTACTGCGCTAACTGACGGTCCGCAGGGTAACGCGTATGCAGTCGGCACGGTCACGGACGTTATCGACGATCAGCCCTTTTTGGTGAGTGCAACGAACTCAACTGTAACGGGCGGAGGTGCTGATATCGAAACGGACGAGGGTTTACGTGCCCGGATCAAAACGTCAGAGAACCAGTTTAGCACTGCAGGCAGCAAAGCATCGTATAAGTTTTGGGCTTTGTCCGCAAATCCATCCATCATTGATGCAGCTGTTGTTCAGACTGATCCCGGTGAGATCAGTATTTACCCGCTGGTGAAGGGTGGTATTGTTACGCCTCAAGCTGTTTTGGACGCAGTGGCCGATGCTGTGAGCGGGGACGAACATGAACCGCACAATGACACCGTTTTCGTGCTTTCACCTACACGTGTGGAATTCGAGCTGCCTATTCAGCTGGTGTTGAAGTATGGTGCCGTTCAATCCGTCACAGAGCAGCGGGTTTACGACGCTTTGAGTGTGTTCTTTAACAATCTGTCTGAGAAACTAGGCGCTGACGTTACCGATTCACAGGTCATTGCAGCCGGAATGAACGAGTGGGTTTACGATATCAACCTACCGGGCTTCTCGAATATTATAATCGATCCGACTGAATTCCCTGTGTGTACACAATTCAATAAATCTGCAACCACTTACGAGAATCCGGATGCCTAATAATCCCTACAACTTACCGACAGTAATGCAGGGTATCGAGCATATCGAGGCGTTCATAAAGGTATTGCGCGAAGAGCTCGAACTGGTTGACCGTGCGGACCTGCAGATTTTCTCATTTGAGACAGTCGATGCCCGGCTACTGGACTACCTGGCAGATCAGTTCGACATGCTCGGTTTCAATGGGTGGGTACTGGCAGATACAGAAGAGTATAAACGTGAACTGTTGAAAAATGCGTTTCGTCTGCACTCACTGCAAGGCACTCGGGCCGGGATCATTGAAGTACTCAAACGCCTTGGTTTTACTAACGTTCAGATTACAGAAGGGTGGGAGAACTTTGACGACGGATCGGATGAGCCTGACGTTAATCCGTGGGCTCACATGAAAATTGAGTACGAGCTGGCTGATTCACGTGAACTAACAGCCTTGATAGCCCAAAACCTGAACGGGTTGGTCGAAACCTACAAACGAGCTTCAATCAAAGTAGTCAGTTCGTCATATAGGATTCCTCCAAAAGATTCAGGCACCTTTGCTGATTATGTAGAAGTTTTAATAGAGGTTGTATGATCGATACATCAAATTTAATAGGGCTCGTAAATTTCAGAATTGAATACGAGGACGGAACAGTGGAAGAAACGACCGAACGAAATTTGGTTGTGGCTCACCAGTTATTTGCAACAGGTATAAAACCACGTGTGAATCCCGGCGTGCAAGACGGAGACACCAGGAGCGGACGTGAAGAAGGTGTATACGAAATTGCTTTCGGTACCAATTCAGTTGCACCGGTGCGCTTGCAATCGCTCTCGGCTATGGCTGTGGTCATTAATAAAAGAATTCTTACTTATGGTGGCTATGCCGGTACCAGTGTACCTTTTCTTGTCGCTAATTATGGTGGTATATCAGCTGAAATTCTGAGCATATTCAAGACTGAATTACTAGCAGGGGAGGCC